ATTCAGACGTTTCTCTCCGTTGAGTTGTGAAAGGAGTTGATTCTCCACTACAAGCATATTCAAAGCGATATGAGGCTTGTCTCTGTCCCGCACATCTTTATCATCAAACATTTTAAGGAGCATCAATATGTTATCAAAAGAGAGGTTCAGCTCAATAGCTACGCCTCCCCAATAAATTACATCAAAGTTTCTATCTGTTAATGTAAAGACATTCTTCATATTGATCTACTTCTTCAGGTTAGCAAGATATTTGTTGTTTACTTCACCAGCTTGAGCAAGTAACTCCTCTTCAACCATCTTCATGAGCATATCGATTAGGCTAATCATGTTCATACTAGAGCGACCTGCTTTATCGTATAATCCCTCAAATGTTCCCTCACCTAAGAATAGTTCTAGGGCCTCTTTAGTGATTTCTTTCTGTTTATCTGCCATTGCTCGTAACTCTTCAGCAGAAGCAGTTGAGTAGTCTTTTACAAGTGATTGCACTTCAGCTACCTTCTTTTCATATTCCTTGAAAGCAACCTGGTAAGCTAACATAGCGTCATCATCAAAGTTAACTCGGAAGTTTTCACCTGCAATTGTTACCTCTTTATATGACTGTTTAAACTCGAAATTAAATGTATTTGACATAATTGTATTTCTCCTTTTTGGTTGTATTTGTATCACAACTTTATAAAGATAAAATCCCTCCTAGTATTAAACCAAGAGGGAAACATGTAAGTGTTACTTAGGAAGTGCTGATTTTGTATATTTAGGAACACCATCAAATGCGAGAGTAAACTCAATCTCACCTTTAGCATTTGCGTCTCCGCCCGGTGCTTTAATATCTGATAATGTAGAACGTCCTTCAAACGCTCCACCATCAGGCTCAGTCACACGGAATGGCATCTTACGAGCTTCACCTGTTTTGTTTATTTTACTCATGATAAAGTTTTGTGCTTCATCCGCATATTCTCGGTGACCTTCAAAACCATAGCTCATCATGAAACCAGTTACGTCACGCTCAGCAGATCCGCCGCCATCGTAGTAGTAATTTTCTTCTGATTCCTCATTGTTGTCAGGGTCTACTGACGTGATACCTTTAGCGATAGTAACCCACTTTGGAGTTGTCGCTGTACCCATATCGACCTCAAATTTATAAAGATGGTTCAACAGATATGCCATTATGCATTCTCCTTATCGTTTATTCATTTTCGTATAGTTCAGCCTTAAAAATAGCTGTATATATATACTCGTTTGCTGCTGTTTTCTCAACGAAATTAGGCTCCACATACACATTGAGTAGACTGAGTGTATAGGAGCCATCAATAGCATGAAAAACACGCCTATGAACATTATTTAATTCACGTGCAATTGCTTCCGCCGTGTTATTGACCTCTAATTGGATATCACTCTTAAAAAGCATTTGAAACTGCTTATTTATGATTTCACCTTCGAAATACTGCTCTCCTAATGCAGATGGAGCCATCCTTATAGCAATACTCTTTTTAGGTGTATTGTTTGTTCCGATATCCAAAAGGTCTACTTTTATAGGAGCAAACATGATGTCTTTTGATAAATTAGTAGTTAAATGTTTCTTTACTGACTCAATAAGCCATTCCATGTGTGCCCTCCTATAAGTTTCGTTTTGTTTCGTTTTCTACAATTCGTGTCCAATCCACTACATTCCTTGCTTTAGCTTCCTCAAACCATAAACCCATCGCATTAGGATTGATGTCATGAGAGAAATTATAGTGCGGATTGTAATAGAGCCTTCTTGCATAAATGGTATTCCATTCAATATGGCCCTCTCCAAGCTTGCTAAATCGAATAGAAGACCTCTCTAGTTCACCTGTATCTTTTGGGATAAAGTAGTTGCTATCTTTAAGAACCTGCTGATCTAGTGCGAATTGCGCTTTCTTTGTTGCTTCTAGTACTTTACTTTCAATCATACCTGTATCAACCTGGGTATTTACCCGAATCATACGAGCACCACCTCTACATGATGAAGTCTGCTACGATCATAAAAGTCACTAACTTTGCTAACGGTCATTTCTTTTCCGTTAAATATGACTTTTGATTTCTCTTTGAAAGTAACAGGTGTTGAATGTACAGCATCATGAAAGAGCATCGTTTGCATAACAACACTATCGCCATTCCCATTAGATACAAATGTCTTTTTAGGTTCTACTCGTACCCTTTCAATCGTTATAGCAGGTGCATAGTTATCACTACCACCCCAAGGGTCATCCTCACCCTTATATTCCAAATACTCGACTGTATGAATTAATAGTGAACGTCTAATTGGTTTAGCCATGTACACACACACCTGTATATAACAAGTTAGTTGGTCTAAGGAACTTTGTAACCGAAATTGCATACTGCGCATAGAAGTTAGATGTCCCATTATCCCCTGCACTCGTTCCACTCTCGGAATAAGCCCCAACAGAAAGACCTCCGCCACCTTCACTTACAGTTGCAGAAGTTTCACCATTGATTGCTAAAAACTCAACTTGAGCAGCAGTAGCTTTCTGAACCTGCTTCTTAATAAAAGGCGCCAACTTATCAAAGTCAACGCCTTCCAATTTATAATTTATAATATGGTCAATTTGGTCACTAGCACGAGTAATCAACCGCTCTAATAGCGCTGCATCAGATACTAGAGTACCTTTGTATTCCTTATTGTAGTAATCAACATCTATATAAGGCATGTAATCACCTACTTAGCAGAAGATTTTTTAGGTGCCTTTAACTCTGCAAGTTCCGCCTCTAGTTCATCAATTTTATCAAGAGCTTGATTGTACTCTTGTACCGAAATGTTACGGCCGCCAGTAGCGCGTTTCAGAATCTTGCCTTCGTCGTCAATTTTGTCGAAACCGTCATTCAGATAACTAGGAAGAAAGTCTTTTTCAATGTGTAATACTTTGTTTAATCGTTGTACTTTTACTGTGTTACTCATTTAACACCATTCCTTTCATCATAAGAAAAAAGAGAAGCTATATAGCCCCTCTTTTATGCTGTAGTATTGAATTTAACACCGTCTACTTTTGCAGAAAGTAAGAATACATCCCAATATTTGCGCTCGTAGTAAAGGTATTTGCCGCCCGTTGTTGCGCTTGGCTGATCTAAGCTAACAAATTCATATTGTTGTGGCGAAACAACTGCTAAAGGATGAACAAGAATCATATTAATCTGTTTTGCTGCTGCATCTGGTACTGCTCCATTTGTAAAGTTGTAAGCAGTTTTCATACGAGATGAAGGAACAGCAACGATTGTAACATCATCAAGCGAATAAACACCGCGATTCACATCGTTTTCCCCTCTACCTTTGATATCAAGATTGCGCTGAATTCCTTCTGCTTCTTTTAGTAACTTTTTAACAGCAGGTGTTACATAAAGAATTCGTCCTGTTTGTGGCACTTCTGCTTCATCCATTTCCAACATGAATGCATCGAATGTTTCTAAGATGTTAGTTTTATCTAACTCTACAGTATTAGCAGTTTTTCCTGCTCCAGTGAATTCAGCATATAATTTTGAAGCCATGTATTTATCGTGTTCTGGAATCGCTTCTTCATCGTTAAATACGCGTGTGATGTTTGCAATAGTTACAGCCATGTTTGTTTCGTCAACGTCTACTGGATCAACTAAAGTACGGAATTCACGGTCATGTCCTAAAGTTTTAGGTTCAAATGAGTTATCAACGCGGCGTGTGTAGTTCCCCATTGAATCGCGGTTAACATCTGTATAACCACCAACTTTAATGCGTGGGATCTGGATTGTTTTTGCACCTGTCCATTTTACAGTTGCGTTGTTCGGTGTAGCATATAAAGCGCCGAATGCTAAACCTTGTGTAAACTTTTGAATTAATGCTTCTTGATAATTTGTAGCGAAATTTAGTGTAGCCATGAATAAATCACTCCTATTTTTTTATTTTTTGGCAAAACAAAAAGCCATCTATAAAGATGACTCGTTAAAATCTATTGCTTTTGGATACCGAATGCAGCAGCCCACTTTTCAGATTCTGTCATTGATGTTTGTTGATGTTGGCCGCTAGAGAATGTTGGTTTCGGTTTACCTGGATCAGCAGGTGGAGCTTCCACTACACCTTTAAAGTAAGGATGCTTTTCCACAACTATTTCAATAGCTTTTGCGATGTCTACATCATCACTTACATTTGTTTTAGCAAGAGTGATAACATCATTTATGCTATCTTCTTTAATACCTGCTTTAATAGCAACATTCTCA